GACGAGATGGTGGCTGAAGAGTTTGAGATCCTTTTGGGTTGGGGTGGTCCTGCGGTGAGAATCACAGGAAAGCTAGACCAACACAAAGAGCCATCAACTGCAACGCTAGAGGGTCAAGATTGGGGGACACCTTGGACTCGCACCACAGGACAAGATCCCGAAACAGTTCTAGAGTTTGCTCAAATGTTTTTCTTCGGTGAATAGGAATACCTCGTAAGATGGGCGGTAGAAATACCGCCCATTTTTTTTGTCTCCAGTAACCTGGGTGAAAAAAACCCGAACAATTGATCGGGTAACGCCTGGGTCGCCAGGCGCAGCATACAATATGTTGATCGGGGATCGGGATCGGGCTTCTCGGCAGCCGTTCCAATTGAAGTTCAGCGTATCTTAGCTCCTTCTTTCTTCCTTCGTCATTTTTTAAAACCCGATCAATTCCTTAAATAATTTGCAATGGTTGCCACAATTTGCTAGAATCAAAGAGTGCTAACTTATTTTTTGGCACTTTCAACAACTAAAAAAATGGAGTAAAAACAATGACTTATTTAAATGGAAATGGATTTCTAGTGATGGGTACTGAACAAGAAATTTCAACGCATTCCGATTCGCCTTATCATCATAGATCTTTCCGTGATGTTCACAGAGATCTTCATAATGATGGTTTTACATGGGTTAATGCAAAAGACGAATACAATGTAAAAACAGAATTAATCATCCCTCCTTTTAACTATCATTCAACACAAGCAAGATCTGATATATCCGATCTGTTTACATGGTTAACAGATAATCGTTTTAAAGTGGGTGGTGTAGACAATGGAGGACATATTAACGTAGGTTTAAAATCTATTGTTAATGCGACTCCCGATCAACATTGGCAAGCCTCAAAAAACCATGCAACCGATATGCTAAGAATTGGCAACAATAGCGTAGTTGACACTTTTAATAATGAAAATGAAATGCCTTTATTATTAGCAAAAGACGTTGCTACACGATATGCAACGCACAAAGATCAGATAAACGCATTCTTACCTAGATCACGATGGGATCATAGATATGTTAAAAACATTGATCATATTGCAATCAATGCAAGGCATTATAATTTGTTTATGGAGTCTAATGTCAGAGAATGTAATAACCTTGTGGGTGGTAAATTTCACTATGTTAATTTTGATAAATATGATGAGGGAAGAATAGAGTTCAGACAACCACAGGCGACTCTTAATACTGAAAAGCTTTGGAGATATTGCGAATTTATAGATAATCTATTTCAACATTCTGATAAGACTAGAATCAATTATGACTCTGCCAATAATACTAATTTAACTAGTCCATCTACTTTGTATAGATATGGATCAAGGATTCACACTCTATATTCACTTGCAAGGGTTGAGGGTGGAGCTAGTACACAAAGCTTAATGAATAGCACAGGATGGGACGCACCAACGATCAGAGCTAGATTTTCAGAAATGCGAAATAATCCAAATATTGATCATCGTTTAATTGTACAGCATGATCAACAAACAAATGGACATCGTTATGGATCATCTAGTGGACGGTATGATCAAAACGGGTATGAAGTTTTAAGATCATTAGAATTGATTGGTAGCTTGTCATTACATAATCTGAATCACATTGGAACCGATTCAATATGGGGATCAATGTCAGATGAATGCTTTGAGTACTTCCACCAAAGAAGAATAAACCTAGGCAATTAATGCCTAGGTACCCTATCACAAAAAGCAAAAATCAGATCGGGCAATGGGGGGGATATGTTCCCCCCCATTTTTTGTTTTTGTATCGGACATACATTTGCACCAAGTTTCCCAAAAACAATGTGCTTGGTTATTGACTTATGGTGCAACAATTGCTACATAGAAATCAGTATTAACAACATAAGGTAATCAAATGACAAAATTTATACTAAATATGGGGAGTGACTTAGAGTTTGAATCTGACACTCCAGAACACGTTGTAGAGGCTTGGGCAGCACAAAGCTGGTCATCTGGCCCTACGCCAGAAGATAACCCTAGAAATTTAGCAGTTGCAGCGTCCAATTGGACAGGAAACAACATAAGGTTTCACACAAAAGCTGCTTTAGTCGAAGATTTGTTTAGGTCTGGCATACTGAGGGTTGCGTCATGAACAATTTGTATTCTGCACAAGAAGATTACAGAGAATTTCTAGTTAAAGTTAGGAAGGATAACAAACTTACTCAAGATGACATGGCATTCAGGCTTGGATTAAGCAAAAGAATGTATTGTTATTACGAGAAGGGGGAAAAAGAAATACCTTTAAAGGTACAATTAGCGGTTGAGGGTGAGTTTCTTTTACAAAAAAGAAAAACTTTTCTCATATCTGACTTTGACAAGCGTAGGATTAGCACTTTAATTAGTAATTTGAAGGAAGATGCTGAGTTTTTGGACTTTCAGAACGAGAAAATACCTAAAATGATGGCACAATCAGCCAGAGAGTTAGAGTATCTGTTGTCAAAAGTAGAATAATCTCTTATCATGACCTCAATACGAGCATTTTTGAGGTAAAAAGATATGTTTACGGGTATGATGCCTCCGCAAGCTGCACCTCCACAGAGCCAAAGTGTGGAGTTTCGTACAGTTCCAGGACAAAGAGCGCAATTTAAGAGCTTTATGCAAGGCATGAGGGCGAAACCAGCTATGAATCCTCCCATTAGCCCCCCTCAGATACCTGTAAACATATCCCCAATGGACATGATAGACATTTTTGACCAACCTGTGCAGATGATGCAGAGAGGTGGGATTACAAATCGTCCTATGGATGATGATAATCAATCAAGATCGTTTCCTAAAATAGAAAAAACACCTCAAGTTAAAGAAATTATTAAACAGGAATCTTTAAGAAGAAGGCAGGAAAAAAAACGTAGGGATGATGAAAGAAGAGAAGCAAAAAAAGAAAGACAAGCAGTAGCAAATAGAAACATTCAACAAAATCTTGCTATTGCAACAGGAAAGTTAGATCCTGAAGATGCTATATTAGATAATATGGATCTAAGATCAAAAAATTTTAGGTCATCATTAAATCAATCTGAAAGAGATGAGTTAGATCAAATTAGGCAACGTAATTTTGCTTCTCTTTTAGTTGATCCTAGAAATCAATCAGGTTTAGGCAACACATTAAGTCAGCAAATAGCTGCTTTACGAGGCCCAGAGGATTTTGGCGGAGAGTTTGGTACAGATGATTTATTAAATCAGAGAAATGTAGTAGGAAACTTTGGTTTAGAGTTTGGTAATCAAGAACAACAAGATCAGATGCAAGGGATAGGTAATTTAATTAGCAGATCAATACCACCTACAGGTTTAAATGCTTTTAATCCGTTTGCTCAGTTAGGAACTAGAATGGCAGGCAACATTCTAAGTAAGATAAATGAGGGCGGTGAAGCTGTAAGAGATGACTCTGGTATGATTGTTGGTGTTATTCATGATGGTTTACTAGGTGGTAAAGTTTATACAGGAAGACCTGGTTTTAATCCTTTTGCTCCACCCGAAAGACCAGAGAGGGATGTTTTTCAGGCTCCCAAAGCTGTGACTGATCCATGTCCTGATGGTTTTCAGTTAGTAAATGGGGTATGTCAGCCGATTGCTTCAGATACTGCCACGCAGACACCCATGATTACGGCTGCACCGACAGCTACGACACCCACAACACAGGTTATTGTTCCTAGCACTAGGCAATCTGCTCCTATAGAGCAAGTTGCGCCAGTTGCATTTCCAGTTGATATGATCTCCAATTTAACGAAGCCTTTTGGTATGCAAGAGGGCGGTGCTGTATCTGATACTTTAACGGCTGCTACAGATAGATTTTTGGAGTCTATGAGAGCCGCTTCATGAGATGAATAACTTTGCCATACCTGACATAGATGTAGATTTTTTAACTCAGGAAGAGTTAGAAAAATTAGGGGCTACTTTAAAACGATATCAGGAGTTAGAACAAAGAGATACGTTACAGAAAAGTTTCTTAGATTTTGTGAGATATGTTTGGCCTAGTTTTATTGCTGGGGAGCATCATCACATTTTTGCTAACAAGCTAGAGAAGGTAGCGAGTGGCGAGTTAAAGCGATTAATCGTTAATATGCCACCGAGACACACAAAATCCGAATTTGCGAGTTATTTATTTCCTGCTTGGATTATGGGCAAGGAACCTAATCGTAAGATTATACAGGCAACGCACACTGCTGAATTGGCTGTAGGATTTGGTCGAAAGGTTAAGAATTTACTTGATAGTGAGATATACAGGGATATTTTCCCAGATATGGAGTTGGCGAAGGATGCGAAAGCGTCTGGTAGGTGGTCAACCAATAAGGGTGGTGAGTATTACGCTGTTGGTGTCGGTGGTGCTTTGGCTGGTCGTGGTGCTGACCTTTGCATCATTGATGATCCTGTTTCCGAACAAGACGCTTTAAGTCCGAGTGCATTAGACAACATTTATGAGTGGTATACATCTGGACCTAGGCAGAGATTACAGCCTGGGGGTTCGATTATTATTGTTATGACGAGATGGAGTATTCGTGATTTAACAGCGAAGGTATTGAACAAACAGGCAGAGGGGGGTGCTGATCAATGGGAAGTAGTAGAGTTTCCAGCCATATTTCCAGACACAGACAACGTGTTGTGGCCCGAATTTTGGAGCAGGGAAGAGTTAGAAGGTGTGAAGGCTTCGATACCTGTGTCGAAATGGAACGCACAGTATTTACAGAACCCGACAGCCGAAGAGGGTGCGATAGTCAAGAGAGAGTGGTGGAACATCTGGGAGAAGGACGCTCCACCTCCATGTGATTATATAATACAAAGTTATGACACTGCTTTTACAAAATCAGACCGTGCTGACTATAGTGCGATAACCACATGGGGTATATTTTATCCAGATGAGGGGGATGAGCCAGCGATTATATTATTGGATGCTGAGAAGGGTCGTTGGGAGTTTCCAGAGTTAAAGGATAATGCGTTGCGATTATACAATGATTTTGATCCTGACATGGTATTAATAGAGCAGAAGTCGAGTGGTACGCCATTAACACATGAGTTACGTCAGATGGGCATACCTGTGAGTACATTTACACCTGGTCGTGGTTCTGATAAGTTTTCTCGTATGAATGCGTGTGCGCCTGTATTTGAAAGCGGTATGGTATGGACACCAGATACTAGGTGGGCGGAGGAAGTGGTAGAAGAATGTGCTAGTTTTCCTAATGGAGAGCATGATGACTTGGCGGATAGCATGACTCAGGCTATACTACGTTTTAGACAAGGTGGATTTATACGCACTCGTTCAGATTATGAGGATGATGAATTTAGTAGTTACAGGCGCAAAAAGGAGTATTATTGATGGTTAAAAAAATGAAAGAAGGCGGTAGCCCAGGCCCAATGTCTAGACCAAAGCCAGGTGAGTTAAACGAAGGCATGGGTCGTATGATTGATCCACAGCCAGTAAGAAGAGCAACAGTAACTGTTAATCAAAAAGGTCCGAAGTCTAGACCTAAAAGAAAGCAAGATAAAAAAACTTTATCTGGTCAATTTTTGAATTTAATTAAAGGAATGATTGATGATGCGTCTGATACTAGTCCTATCACAATGAAAAAAGGCGGAGCTGCTTTCCCAGATTTAACAGGTGATGGCAAGGTAACAAAGAAGGATATATTGCGTGGCAGAGGTGTTCCTGGTTTTAAGCGTGGTGGTGCTGCCTCTAATGTTTGTCGTGGCGGTGGTGCTGCTTTGCGTGGCACTAGATTCAGAGGAGTGAAGTAGTGGATAAATACGCAAAAAACAGAGCTAAATTTAAAGATAAATTTAGAAAAGTTACCAAGTCAGATTATGATGATTTGCTTCCAGCATCAAAAAGAATGTTTGATGCGGCTAAAAGGTTAGGCTTAATCGCTGCTGCTTCTAAAAGTGGAGGTATGCTTTCAAAAACTGGTACAGTGACTGTTTTTGACCCAACAACATATGAACGAGTGCCTAGAAAAGAATTACAAGTCAATATGTTCATGCCATCTAGGAAAGAGAAATTTAAACCATATCCAGGCGATAAAAGATATGACACTGATACAGGGCAAGCTACACCTACAACAAAACCTTTATTAAAAAGCCAATTAAAAAAAGCAGGCAAAGATTTTATGAATGGCGGTGCTGTTATGCCTAATAGGGGCGGTAAGTTTAAAGGGGTTTTTTGATGATTAAAAAAGTCCCAAAAATTGTAACAAAAAAATACAAAGGCCCTCAGTTAAGACACGAAGGTGGTAAATTAGGAGAAGCCCCTGACGCTGATGCTTTGTTTTTGCAGTTAAGGCGTTTAAAAAGTGGTGATGGTACACTTTATCTTGACCCAGATGCTGAAGGCATAAGAAAAAGACGTAAAGGAAAGAATTTTGAAAAAATGAAAAAAGGTGGTGCTGTCATGCCCAATAGAGGCGGTAATTTTAAGGGAGTTTTTTAATGGATGAAAGGAAAAAAGCTGCTAATTACGCTGGTGCTACGGCCGCTGGTCTTGCAGGTATATTAGGATTAGAGGCCATGAAAAATCCTAAAAGAAAGCCAAGAAAAAGAAGACCTATAAAAAAATCATCAAACGCTTCCAGCATTAGATTAGCACAAGAAGAAGTTGGACGATTAGAGAAAATAAAATCCAAAGATTTAAGCCCTAAAGACAGAGAGATTAAACAAGAGCTTATTAAAAGGCAGAAAGACATTATAAAAGGGTTAAAGCCAGAAACCTTACCTAAGATTGCAGCTAAAGTAGGATTAAAATCCATTCCAGGAGTAGGGGCATTTTTATCTGCTTTAACTCCAAAGCCTGCTGGCAAAGGTTCATCTTTAGATGGTTTTAAAAAAGGTGGTGCTGTTATGCGTGGTCGTGGTGGAAAGTTTAAGGGTACATTTTAATGAGGATGCGTGATATTATACCATTGTTGGCGGTTGATATTACGTCAAAAAGTTGCCCCTTTTGGCGGACACTTTTCATGCCCCATCTTTGGAAGTGAATATTAATCGTCAACACGAAAAGGTAAAAAAATGGCAGTAGAAAAAGGAACAGGTTCTGGTGGGACTCCAGAAGAAACAACAGTAGAAGAAACTGAAGTAAACGTGATTGATTTTCCTGTATCAGGGGTTACTGAATTGGAGGATGGTTCTGTTATTGTTGGCGATGTTCCTGTCGAAGAAGAACCTTTGGACACATCGTTTGAAGCTAATTTAGCAGAAGCCATAGATGATAGTGATTTGATGACCATATCAAATGAATTATCTAATGAAATTCAAGAAGACATATCTTCAAGACAAGATTGGGAAGACTCATACAAACGTGGCATAGATTTGTTGGGGATGACTTATGAAGAAAGAAGTCAGCCATTTGAAGGAGCTTCTGGTGTTGTTCATCCTTTATTAGCAGAGAGCGTTACCCAGTTTCAGGCACAAGCCTATCGTGAAATGCTACCTTCAGGCGGACCTGTTAGAACTCAAATAATAGGTCAGGAAAATCCAGAGGTTGTGGCTCAAGCAGAGCGTATAAAATCTTATATGAACTACATGATTACATATGAGATGGAAGAATATGATCCTGAAACAGACCAGATGTTATTCTATTTGCCTATCGTTGGCTCGACTTTTAAGAAAGTATATTATGATCCTTTATTACAGAGAGCAGTTAGCAAGTTTGTTCATGCAGAAGATTTAATTGTTCCTTATGGAGCAACAGATTTATTAACTTCTCCTAGAATTACTCATGTAATTCGCATGGATAGAAATGAGCTAAGAAAGTTACAACTTACAGGTTTTTATAAAGACATTGAATTACCTTCCACAGGTATGGAAGGCGAAGGATATAACGAAGTTCGTGAATCTATTAATAAAGCACAGGGTGTTCAGTTTTCAAGCTCATATGATGAGCTTGTTTTGCATGAAGTTCACACATCTCTAGACCTAACTAATTTTGAAATGACAGATGCTACTGGTGAGCAGACAGGTTTAAAGCTTCCCTACATTGTTACTATTCTAGAAGCCACAGGCGAAATTTTGGCTATACGCAGAAATTATTTACCTAATGATAACCTAATGCGTCCTAATCAATATTTTGTTCATTATAAGTTTCTACCTGGTCTAGGTTTTTATGGGTTTGGATTAACTCATATGATAGGTGGATTATCACAGGCTTCTACTAGCATCCTAAGACAGCTTATTGATGCTGGTACATTATCCAACTTGCCTGCTGGATTTAAGGCTAGAGGAGCAAGAATAAGAGATGAGAGTGAGCCGCTTCAACCAGGAGAGTTTAGAGATATAGATTCTGCTGGTATGGATATACGTCAATCCATCATGACGTTACCATTTAAAGAGCCTTCACAAACTTTATATTCCCTTTTAGGAACTTTAGTGGACTCTGGGCGCAGATTTGCATCTATGGCAGATATGAAAATATCTGAGATGGGTGGCGAGACACCTGTAGGAACAACTATGGCTGTGATGGAACGTGGCACAAAAGTAATGAGTGCTATTCACAAACGCTTACATTACTCACAAAAGATTGAATTTAAATTGCTATCAAAGATATTTGCTGGCTCTTTGAGCTACCCATACGTTACTTCAAGTGGTGTGCCAGAGATTATTCAGGCAGATTTTGATGATAGAATTGATGTAATACCTGTATCTGACCCGAATATATTTTCCATGTCACAGCGTATTGCATTAGCACAAACACAGTTACAGTTAGTGCAGAGTAATCCAGATATACATGGTGGGCAACAAGGATTGTATCAGGCATACAGAAAGATGTATGAAGCTTTAGGTGTCTCTAATGTTGACACAATTCTTCCTTTGCCTAAACAACCTATGCCAATGAACCCTGCGAAAGAAAATCAGGAGGCTATGAGAGGCCAACGCTTGCAAGCGTTCCCAGAACAAAATCATGAAGCCCATATAGAATCCCACTTAGCCATACTATCAACTCCTGTTGCACAAGCTAACGCAACTATTGTTATGACATTGCAAGGTCACATTCAAGAGCATATAGGATTGATGGCAGAGATGAGGGCAGAGCAAGAAGTGTTAGGTGCGTTACCACCTGAACAACAAATGATGATTGCTCAAGACCCAAGCATGATGCAAGGATTGCAAAATGAAATATCAAATGTTGCTTCTGTTTTGATTGGTGAACTTACAGAACAGTATGCACAAGCAGTTGCTCCTGCTGATACGACTGATCCTTTGGTAGCTATCAGACAGCAGGAGCTTGCATTGAGAGGTGCTGAAATTCAGAGAAAAGCTGAAGAATTTGAGCGTGAGCAAGAATTTGAAAGACAAAAAGAACAGAACGATATTCTTTTAGGTCAGCAAAGACTTGATTTACAAGAAGAAGCACTAAAGGATAAAACAAGAGTGGCGGAAGAAAGAATACAGACTCAAAGAGACATAGCCGCTGCCAATTTAGCGAGGAGGTCGTAATGACAGCTAGTTCACAATACCGCAAGGTTGCTGATATTCAAAAAGAAAAGAAAGTGGAGCGTAGAAATGCCCTTGAAGGAAGGAAAAAGCCAGAAAACAATCAGCAAGAACATCAGGAAATTAAAATCGGAGGGGTATCCGCAGAAACAAGCAGTAGCGATATCCCTGTCCAAAGCAAAGAAAAAGCAAAGAAAAAAGCCCCAGCAAAAAAAGCTAGTGCAAAAAAGAAATAAATGATACAGAAGAAACTACAGAAAGATTCTGATTATAACAAATACGATCTGGATGGGGACGGAATCGTGGATGATGATGAATTAGCTGCAGCCGAAAAGTTGCACGAAATAGAAGCAGCCGAAAAGCATGAAGCTGCTGAACTCCGAAAGATGACAGCACAAAGGCGCATGGCTACAGCCGTATTATGTTTTATGGCATTGTACACGCTGTTAATGTTTATGCCTTTCGTGTCAGATGAAAGAGTAAAACTTCTTACAGACCTTTCTAATTTATTATATTTGACGGGTGGAGGCATAGTGGGAGCCTATATGGCTGTATCCGTATGGCCGAAAAAGCAGTAAGAAGGTACGGAAAGCGTAAGTTTAAAAAACATGATATTCGTTGGGCAAAAGAATATAAAATATATCAATCTACCGAATGTAACGCTTGTGGTGCTAAGACATCAGGATTCTCCAAAGATAAAGGTGAGACATGGTATTGTTCAAGTTGTATAACAAAGGTATAAAAAAATGGTATTACAAACATTAATTGGCCCTGTGACAGGGCTATTGGATAAATTCATTGAAGACAAGGACCAAAAGAACGCCCTCGCCCATGAAATTGCCACCTTGGCCGAAAAGCAAGCCCACGAGGCAGCCATCGCCCAAATCGAGGTCAACAAAGCGGAAGCGCAGCACCGATCAATATTTGTTGCTGGATGGCGACCCTTCACAGGATGGGTCACTGCGATCTCGCTTGCGTACCACTTTATTGCTGTTCCCTTTATTCTTTTCGCAACAGCGATTGCTGGTATCGAGATTCCTGAGTTACCTAGTTTCGATATGGAAACGCTAACTACTATTCTACTTGGAATGTTAGGTCTTGGTGGTTTGAGGAGCTTTGAAAAGTTCAAAGGTGTATCTAAGTAATGGACGGCATTACTTTGGCAGAATATTTAATCCAACAGCTAAGAGAGCAAAAATCATCTTATAATGAAATGCTTTCTTCTGGTTCGATAGGCTCAATGGAAGACTATCGGTTCATGATAGGTCAATTACGCAGTTTAGACTATTGTGAAGAATTAATAAAAACTGCGATGAAAGGCATAGAGCTTGAAGATGAGTAAGAAACTTTTTGTTCCAGACAGAATGGCTAAAGAAAAAGTCTCTCCAATAGATAAGGCTTTTAAGGATGAAGAATCTAAAAATTCAAAAAACCCTTCAACAATAGAACCTACAGCTTTAGAAAGACTTCCACAGCCTGTAGGTTATAGACTTCTAGTAATACCTTATTACATGAAAGAAAAAACAAAGGGTGGTGTTTATATACCTGATGCAACTCGTGATAGAGAAAGTTTTGCTACAGTTGCAGCCTATGTCGTTAAGGTCGGACCTGACGCTTATAAAGATGTGGGTAAATTCCCAACAGGAGCATGGTGTACTGAGAAATCATGGGTTTTAATGGGAAGATACTCAGGAAATCGCTTTAAAGTGGACGGATTAGAGGTTCGTCTTATAAATGACGATAATATTATAGCGACAATACTTGACCCCGAAGATATTTCATATGTATAGTAAGCCTAGGAGTAGATAATGGAATCAAATCCAAAATTAGTAACTGAAGAAGAAGATCTTGTTGTTGAGATAGAAGATGAAACTGTCCAAGACGTACAAGAGGTAAAAGCAGAAGAAACTGTTCAAGAGCAGCCTGTAAAAGAGGCCACTGAACACGAAGATTATTCTGATAAAGTTCAAAAAAGAATTAATAAGCTTACAGCCGATAGAAAAAATGCTCTTGAGCAGGCTGAAGCAGCTATTGCAATCGCTGATAATCTTAAAAAACAGAATGAAGAGTTATCTTCAAAGATTAAAGAAGTAGATAACGCACATACGAGTGAATATTCTGCAAGGGTAGAGACTCAGTATGAGCAAGCAAAAAGAATGTTAAAAGAAG